GACAAAAGGTCATCTTGTACAACTTTCTGGTAGTAGTGCTGGTACAACTAATAACTTATCTGCAGCTTCGTCATCAGCACACTTTTCATTTGGTGCTGATGTTGGACAAACATCACTCACAAAAGCTCTACAAGGTGGAACTAATTCTACTAGCACAGGAACTTCATTCACACTTAGAACATTAGCTGATGGAGCGGACCAAAATAGTTATGCACAAAACGCATATACTTTAGCTACAAATGGAACTAACAACACACTAGCTTCAGGTTCAAAAGATAATATTAGGTGGGAAGTAACTAGTAAAAATACAAAACAAGGTACATTTAATCTTTCAATTAGAAGAGGTGATGATACATCTAAACGAAAAGTTGTTCTTGAAAACTTTAATAACTTATCATTAGATCCAGAATCACCAAACTATATAGCGAAGGTAATTGGTGATTCATCGAATACAGTAAGGTTAGATGAAAATCTTAATCCGTATCTCCAATCATCTGGTTCATTTCCAAATAAATCTAAATATGTTAGAGTAGATGTTAATTTAAGAACACCTGACTATTTAGATGCTAATGGTGTAATTACAACTAATGCGTTATCACAATCTTTACCAAAGATTGGTAGTGGTTCTTTCCAAGGTGGAACAGATGGAAATGTTCAACACCCTAGAAAGTTTTATGAAGAAATAACAGCTACTAATTCACAAGGGTTTAACTTGTCTAACGCTGGTGGGGCAAATGGATATGATTCATATATTCAAGCTCTAAATCTATTGAAAAACCAAGATGAATATGATATCAATATGGTGTTAATGCCAGGTGTTATTGATAGTCTTCACACAGGTATAGCTACAAAGGCTATAGATGTTGTTGAAGAAAGAAGTGACGCTTTCTTGGTTGTAGATCCAGTTCCATACGCATCAAATGTAGCTGACGCTACAACTAGGTCAGATGCTAGAGATTCAAACTACACATCAATGTATTGGCCTTGGATTCAAATACCGGATAATCAACTTGGTAAAAATGTATGGGTGCCACCATCAACAGTAATGGGTGGTATTATAGCATTCAATGATAAAGTGGCTCATCCATGGTTTGCACCAGCTGGTTTAAATCGTGGTGGTATTGATGTCGCTGTTCAAGCTGAGAGAAAACTAACTCAAGCTGACAGAGATACTTTATATGAATCTGCTGTAAATCCAATAGCTACATTCCCAGGACAAGGTGTTGTGGTGTTTGGACAAAAGACACTACAGAAGAAAGCATCGGCTTTAGATCGTGTAAATGTTAGACGATTACTAATCAGAGTTAAGAAGTTCATAGCTTCTTCTTCAAGATTCCTTGTATTTGAACAAAATACAAATGCTACTCGAAGAAGGTTCTTGAACATTGTAAATCCATTTTTGGAACAAGTTCAGGCTAATAGTGGATTAAGTGCTTTCAGAGTTGTTATGGATGAAACAAATAATACTCCAGACCAAATAGATAGAAATATCTTGTTCGGACAGATATTTGTTCAACCAACAAGAACTGCTGAGTTTATAGTACTAGATTTCACAATCCAACCTACAGGAGCTACATTCCCTGAATAGTAAAAAGTGAAATAAAATAAAAAAAAGAGGGCTTATTTATAACATAAGTCCTCTTTTTTTTGCAGTTTTCTAATATTTATATATGAAAATACTTGAATATTTTTATATTCTATTAGGAGAAAAAATATGGCTGAATTATTAGAAGCAAATGATATAATGTTTACACCGTTTGAACCTAAGTTACAAAATAGGTTTATAATGTTGATTGACGGAATACCTTCGTATTTGATAAAAACAAGTGCTAAACCTCAAATTACTTTTGAAGAAGTAGAATTAAATCACATAAATACAAAGCACTATGTAAAAGGAAAAGGTGCGTGGGATCAATTAGAAATGACATTGTATGATCCAATTGTTCCATCTGGAGCTCAAGCTGTTATGGAGTGGGTTAGATTACATAAAGAATCTGTTACTGGTCGTGATGGTTTTTCTGATTTTTATAAAAAAGATGTGACCATACAATCACTAGATCCAACAGGTGGTGTTATAGAGGAATGGCTTTTAAAAGGAGCTTTTATCGTAACAGCCAACTTTGGTTCATTAGATTGGGCTGCTAGTGAGTTTGTAGAAATAGCTTTAACAATTAGATATGATTACGCTATACTTAATTTCTAATCAATAAAACATAAATCATATTATAAAAACCCTCAATTTATTTGGGGGTTTTTTTTATACTGATATATATTTATATACGAATAGTTATGAGGTTACATGAAAAATTTTAATGAAATAATTGAAAAAGTTTTAGAACACGAAGGTGGTTATGTAAATGATCCCACTGATTTAGGTGGTGAAACAAAATACGGTATCACTAAAAGATTTTATCCAGATGTGGATATTAAGAATCTAACAATAGAACAAGCTAAAGAAATCTACAAAAAAGATTATTGGGATAAAAATAAAGTCGAATCTCTCCCTCAAAATCTATGGCATATTTACTTTGATATGTGTGTAAACATGGGTAAAAGAACAGCTGTAAAAGTATTACAAAGAGCAGCTAATAATAGAGGTAAAGATTTAGAGGTTGATGGTGGATTAGGACCAAAAACAATAGAAGCTCTTAATGGTGTTGAACTAGATAGAGTTAGAGCTTTTAGAGTAAAGTATTATGTAGATTTAATAACTGCTAAACCAGAACAAGAAAAGTTTTATTTGGGTTGGTTTAGGAGAGCTACGGAGGTATAGAATGTCAGAAGAACAAAAGTTTCCAAGTGAAATCATAGATTTACCAAGTAAGGGTAAATTATATCCAAAAGATTCACCATTAAGTGAAGGTAAGGTAGAAATTAAATATATGACCGCGAGAGAAGAAGATATTTTAACATCACAGAATCTTATCAAAAAGGGGTTAGTTATAGAAAAATTATTAAACTCTTTAATACTTACACCAAATGTAACAATTGATGATATGGTTCTTGGTGATAAAAATGCGATTATGGTTGCAGCTAGAATATTAGCATATGGTCCTGAGTATGTAGCTCAGATTCCAAATCCTGTAGACGATTCACTTGTAGATTATACCTTTGACTTGTCCGAGTGCCCATTCAAAGAAGTTCCTGAAGATGTAAATTATTCTGAAAATAAATTCTCACTAGAACTACCGGCTTCTAAAGCTAAAATAGAATTTAAAATACTGACAGGAAAAGATGAAAAAGATATAGATGCTGAACTTAAATCATTAAAAAAAGTTTCTTCTCAAGTATCTCCTGAAGTAACAACAAGACTAAAATATTCAATACTATCTATAAATGGTGATGATGATAAACAACACATTAGAACTTTTGTAGACCAACATTTACTGTCTAGAGATTCGATAGTGCTTAGAAAAGAAATACAACGAGTTTCACCTGACATTGAATTATCACAAGAAATAGAATTAGGAGGTGAGTCCGTCAAGGTAAATATACCGATGACGGTTGGGTTTTTTTGGCCTGAGGCCTAAAGACAAGCCTTTAATACACGATTCTATATTCTCATTAGTTTATCATGGAAATGGTTTTAATTTTTCTGATGTATACGAAATGCCTGTATATTTAAGAAATTTTTATATTAAAAAACTAATTGATACTAAAAAAGAAGAACAAAAACAAATAGAAAAATCACAATCTAAAATCAAAAAACCTAATTTCAGAAAGTAATTTTGTTGTTTTTAACTATTTATATATGAGTAACCATATAATAGTTAGGAGTTTTCCGTGAAAAAAACAAAAAAATCTTACATGAATATTTCAAATATATTATCTGAGAAAGTAACTTTAGGTAATGTTTTAAAATACTTATCATCTATTAATTTTAAAAAATCTGTAAAAAAAGTAGACGATAAACAGTTACAGAAAAGACTAACCGACATGAATAAAAGTGTTGATAAAATAGCTTCACTATTGAAAAAACAATATGGTTCTAATGTCGATTTACCTAAATATACTATGAAAGATTTAAAAGGTGAGAAATAACTAAATGGCTCAATTATCAAATAAAGAACAAGCTGAATTAAATAAACTCCTTAAAGAAAATGAGTCTATACAATCTCGTATTGACAAAGGTATAAATGTTCAAAATAGAACTCTTGAAAAACAAGAACAAATTCAGAAAAGAATTGGTAAATTACAAGAAAAACAAAATGAAATGTCTGAAGAACAAAGAGATGTTCAAAAAGAAGCCAACAAATTATTAGAACAATTAGACAAAAAACAAAGAATTTTAAATCTATCAGCTGATAAATTTAAATCACTCAAAAGTAAAACCTATGATGTTATGCAAACATCTTTGGCCACTGCAATAAAACATAATAAAGAGACTGGTAAAGGAAATAATTTACTCAAAGCACAGGTTGACGCTATGGGTGATTTAGCTGGTGCTGCTGGTGATATAGAATCCTTAAAGAGTTTAGAGTTAGAATATCAAGACGCATTATTAGAAGCTCAAAAAGAAGGAAATACTGAACTACAAAATCATTACAATATGTTGTTAGAAATAGCTAAGGTTAAACAAGAAGAGGCAAAAGATATACAAGAACAAACTGAAGCTATGGATGGTTTAGATGATTTAATGGGGGGTTTCTTAAAGTCAAGTATAGACTTTATGAAAGCTAGTCCTATAGCTAAAGGAATAGCTGCTGGTTTATTATTGATGAAACAACTATCTGCAGCTTTACAAGCTTTTTCAGACACTGCTCGTGGTATTGGTGAATCATTTGGTGCAGCTGTTTTACAAGATTTTGGTTCTCAAATAGGAATGGCTACAGCGGAAGCTAAATTGTTAGGATATGAAGCCGCTGATGTAAATTCAATAATTACAAAACTAAATTCTGAATTTGGAATGACAGTGGAAGAGTCTAATAATTTGGTTGGTGCTGTAACTAATGTGTCTAAAGCTTTAGGAGTAAGTGTATCCGATGGTGCGTCATTAGTACAAATGTTTGGTAAATTATCAGGTGAGTCTGCCGAAACAGCTGAAGGAGTGTTGAGTGCTGTTAATGAATTAGCACGAGCTGAGGGTGTAGCACCATCTGCAGTGATGGGTGACATAGCTCAGAACGCTGAATTTTTTGCAAAATTTTCAAAGTCAGGTGGTAGAAATGTAGCTGAAACGGCTCTTCAAGCTAGAAAACTTGGTTTAAGTTTAAGCACTATTGAAGGTATGATGGGTAACGCAACAGACTTGGCAAGTTCTTTATCGGCAGAATATGAAGCTGAATTATTTTTACAAAAAGATTTAAATTTAGAAAGACTTCGTGCGGCTAGGTTAGAGGGTGATACAGCCACAGTATTAGCTGAAACGGTTAGATTGGCTGGAAGTAGAGAAGAGTTTGATAGATTAAGTGCTGTACAAAAAGAAAAGTTAGCTGCAGCTCTACAAACAGATGTAGTCAGTCTACAAAAAATAGTAAACGCTGAAGATAGAAGAAAAAAATTAATAGCTGGTACAATACCATTATCAGAACGAGCTTTTTCTGAATTGGTTGGACAAGACGCTTTAGATGGATTGAGTTTGTTTAATAACTCATTGTCAACACTAGGAGCTATTTTAACTCAAACTATAATACCACCAATAGCTAGTGTGGTTGGATACTTTGGTGAATTAATAGCATTACTTACAAAAAGTAAAACAGGTATGGCCATTTTATCAGGTACAGTTACAGCTTTAGGTGCAGCTTTCGGTATTTTAGCCGTGAAAGGTGTTACTGCTGCTATAGCCTTAGCTTGGAAAGCTGCTGGTTTGGCGAGTGTAGCCAGTCTTGGATTTGGAACTCTGGCAGCTGCTGGTATAGCTGCAGCATTCATAGCTGGGATATACATGAGTATGCAAAAGGCTAAAGATGTCGGTGATATGATGTCCATAGCTAGTGGTAAAACAGTAGTATCAACCAAAGAAGGTGGACTTTTTAGTTTAAGTCCGAATGACGATTTTGTAGCTGCTCCTGGTATAGCTAGTGCTATGGCTGGTGGTGGAACATCTGTAGATATGAAACCTGTCTCAAACGAAATATCATCTCTAAAAGAAGAGATATCAAAAACAAATCAAGCTATTGGTACATTAATATCTAATATGGAGGGTTACTTTGGATTCGGTGGAAGTGCTGTCAAAGGTATAGGTAGAGAAACTATAAAAGCAGGTACAAGTATATTATAACGGAGAACAAACTTGAGTTTAAAAGATTTAAAAAATAAGTCACCTATACACAATTGGGATAAGGTTATACCATTTAATGTTACAGATGTAACCACATTTCAGTCTGAACTTGGAGATCCACTAGACTCTATAACAATAACAAACACACAAGATTTTATATCTGATTTGGGTAATTATAGAACAGCTGGTATTGAAATATATAATCCAGAAAGTACGAGTGGTTTAACATACTCTAGTGGTATAAAATATGGTGATAATACATATGAAGGTTCACGATTTGATGACGCTATAACTTTACCTGATGGTGCAGCTGATGGGTTTAATTTTGATTTAAATGTAGAGTTTAACAATAAAATAAAATCACTTAAAAAGTTTAGTGACATATATAACGATGACCAAACTGTCAAAGATACTAAACGAACTAATTTTGGTGGAACTGATGGAATGAATTTAGCCACCGCAGCTTATAATTCAGGATACAGAGCTCCTCGTTTAAAAGGTGGAAACAATGATTTTAAAAGTGAACCTTACATTATCACTAAAGTTAGAAATACAGAGTCTGATCAATTTTTTACACAATTTAATCAAGCTGGTAGAGATTTAGTAAGGATAACAAAATATTTATCATCAGATTCTGGTTTACTTCACATAGCTAAACAAAACCTTTTAGCTTTAAATGCTAGAAGAAATCCATTTGGAGATACTGGAGTAAGCTTTTCACCAGATCCAGGTCCTATAGAGGCAGCTATCACAGCAGGCAATTCTGATGATGCATCACCTTTACAACGTGGTACTGCAAAATTAGCTAAATTTTTACCACTAACACAAAAATATAAACCTATATATAGTCCATTAGCTACACTAGCCAATACAGCCGCTGGAGCTATTGGTGCTCAAGGTTCAAGATTAATTAGATTTGATAGAGACGCTTTACTAAGTGGTGGAGAGGGTATACTCAAGGATATAGGTGGAACTAATCTTAATTATAGTGAATATCTAAATAAAGAATCGATTGATAGTTTAGTATATGATGATAAATTATATTATAATGGACAAGGTAGTCATAGAAGACAAAACCTTGAAGAAAATTTAAAGGCTAGTTCTAATGTAAACAAATCTATAGAAGTAACCTCGAGGGGTTCAGGTTTTGGTGACTTTATGACTATGTTAGATTTTAATGAAAAATCAGATTCATTTAAATCATTAAAAGAAGCCTATCCAACCGAAGGTGAAAAGGTGGAGTCATCAGAACATGGAATGCCTTTTTATTTTTATGATATGAGAACAAATCAATATATAACATTTAGGGGTTATATTGAGGGTTTAACTGAGAACATAGCACCTGAATGGTCACCTGAAAAATATGTTGGTAGAAGTGAACCTGTGTATACTTATACAGGTGCTGAAAGAGATATATCTTTTTCTTTAAAATTATTTGCTCATTCTGCTGATGAATTAAAAATGATATATAAAAAAATGAATAGACTAACATCGTTATGTTATCCTGAATATAAAACAGATTCTATTTTATTGGGAGATTTAGATCCAAACGCTCCTCCTCCTACTCCTACATTACTTGAAAGATTTACTAGAATGAAACCACCATTGACAAAATTTAGGATGGGTGAGATGTATGGTCGTAGTGAAGATGATACTAATCAAGATTTAACAGGATTTATAAAATCTTTATCTTATTCTGTTCCTGATGAGTCACCATGGGAAATATCAAAAGGTAAACGGGTTGCAAAATATATTACGGCAGCTATAACATATCAGGTTATTCATAGTGAAGTTCCTAGTTTAGAAACTAAGTTCTACGGATTTACAGGAGAATAAGATGTCTAGATATAAAAATACTAAAACTGTTAGAGATGATGATAAAATATTAAAATACGAAAGTACCATATATCAAAAAGTACCTGAAAATAATACCGATATTTATGTTATAACACAAAGTGGTGATAGGTTAGATTCATTAGCTAATCAATTTTATGGTGATTCACAACTTTGGTGGTTTATAGCACATGTGAATAATATAAATACAATGAATTTAGAGGCTGGTCTTCGTTTAAGAATATCACTTGATTTAGAAAAAGCTCAGTCGTTGTTAGATAAAACTATATAGGATTTGTTATGGCTTTCGAAGTAAACAAAAGAATATTTGGTAGCCCTATACCAAAAGATATACAAGATAAATTAAATTCTAGGCAAAATTTGTCTAGAAGAAAATTACCCAATGAATCTTTAGATGATAAAAATTATGTAAGTAATTTTGAAAATGAAGCAGATTTATCTTCACGAACTCCTTTTGCAAGACTTTGGACTGCAGTAAATTTATTACAATATAATTATCAAGACAAAGATAAAAAACAAATAGACGAAACTAATCCGATAGAATCACTTGGAACTGAAGTTTATGTTATTGGGAATCATGTATATAATAATCAACCCAAAAATCCTAATGATCCTATTTTTACAGAAAGAAATAGAACAGGTTTAAATAGGGGAAATGTAAAAAAAGAAAATTTAGATATTGTAAAAGGTTTTTTTCCTAAAGAATATGAGAGTGATAAAAATGTTTTTACAGATGCTCCTCCCGGTATAAAATCCATAACATCTCAAACTGAAGGTATGGGAGCTATCAAAAAAACTTCTGTAAACTTTAGGGTTTTTAATTATGCAGATTATCAAAATATATATTTAAAATATTTTCTCAGACCAGGAGCTCAAATGTTCGTAGATTTTGGATGGGATGTTAGAGCTCTATATGATCCGACTGAGTTAATAAAAAATCCAGATACTATAAACGAAAAACTATTTGGACCACAAGGGTATGTATCTACATCAGGAGGTGATGTCGAGTCTTTATACGGAACGGTATCCAATTACAACTCTAAAGTTCAAGATGATGGTAGTGTTGATATAAGTCTTGAAATCATGTCTACAGGAACAGCGTTAATATCAAAAGACATGTCAAAAGGAGATGCGGCCAAGATTAGAAGAAGAGTAAGTTTTGGGCTAGATGTTATAATTATGAAACATTTAGAAAAATTAGGATATGTCAGTAACATACCAACAGGTGGTAATGTAACTAAAAATTTTAAGCAATCACAACAATTTTCAAAAAATGCGATTGACGCTGGATTAAAAACAAAATTATCTAGTAAGAAAGGATCTTATGATGATTTCTTTGAAACAGATAATATAAATCAAAAAATATTTAATGAGAGAAATTTTCCAAGTCAAGAATCTGTAAAGGCTGGTGTATTTTTTACAACTGATGGATCTAAAGATGTGACAGAAAAATCTATGTTCATATCATATGGTTTGTTCGAAGACTTAATTTTAAATAGAGAGTTTGGTTTTGCAGATGGTGATTTTCAAGAAGTATTAGATGGGAAAAATTCCATACGATTTGATAGTTCTAACCATTTTTTAAGGTGGAGTCCTGAATTAAAAAAAAGACAAGGAGCAAAAAGTAGTTTAACTGATTTATCATATTTATACCCACATGACTGGCAAAAAACTTATAATCAGTTGGTGGGAAAAAAACCTAAATATCCAGATTCTCAAGAAGAATATAAAAATCTTTTAGAAACTAGAAACAGACAGATACTTTTAAAAAGTTCTACACCAATGACACCTGAACAAAAGGAAGAATCAATAATACAATATGAATATTCGGATAAAAACAAAGGGCTTGGGTATCAAACTATAGATGGTAGATATGAAGTAGTGGGTGGTTATGATGGTGATGATGAAATAGCTAAAAGTATAACTTGGGAAAGAAAACCATACAGAGTTCAAGGAGAACCTTTTTGTATTAATTTAGGTGGTAGAAAAGGAGATCTTTTTAATAATACAGATGTTTTTGCACTCGGAGATTCATATACACTCACTAAATTAGGAAGGCGAGTTGAAAAATATGAAGATTGTAATTCTCATCCAAACACTTCTTTAAATGGTGGACGTGATTGGTTTGTTGGTAGTGTTTGGTATGAATCTGATGGATTAGAAATATTTGGTAAAGGATCTAATGATTTTGATAAACCTTTACTTCCAGAAAATTATGGTGCTTATCAACCTTCTGTAGATGGGAATCAGGTTAGATTTACAGCGTATAAAAATAAGTTAGGGTTTGTCGCTGGTAAAGATTACTATGGTGGTATAGACGGTGTTATGATTGAAGATATCGAAGATACAGATTTAACACTTGATGACCAAATTTTAGATGAAAGTTTAAAAAGAATACCTGTTAGAGATTTATTTGTATCTGTAGCTACTATAAAAAAAGCTTTTATTAATAATACAAGATTACCTGATGTTTTAAAAGAAATATATTCCGCTATTAGAGATGACTCTGGAGAATTAATAGATTTACAGGTATCCACAAATGATTATTCTCAAACTAAAATGTCTGCTATAGATAGAGGTTATATAGAGTCTGAGTTAGGTTTAGAAGACACTAGATATTTTACATTCAATGTGAACTCCAGATCTACATTGGTTAAAAAATTTGATATATCATATGAAGTTCCATCTGATGATTATAGTTCAGCACTAGCTATTCAGTCTATGACTAGTAAAATGACACCGACTGACTCTGTTATAGATTATCTTTTAGCTGATAAAATTTTACAAAATACTGAAGATAATGTAGATTATTCTATAAAATATTATCCTAACATAGGTGATTATCAAGGAAAAAGAATAAAAAGTTACTCCAATTCTACAGAGAATGAAATTGAACAAGCTGATGACCCTATATTTAGCTCTGACTCAACTTCTAATCAAAAATCAAAAAATATGTATAAACTTTTAAGTGGTGCTGTATCACAGACTACTCCTATAAAGATAAATCCTGTTATAAAAGATTCTAACAATAAATCTAATTCACCAAAAAATCCTAGTGATGTAACTATTTCTGAAACACAAACTAATGAAAAAGTTTTAGAGTTACAGAATTTGGGTGAGAGAGTGGTGGCAACAGATAGTGATGATTATTATTTACAAAACGCTAAACATGAATATTTTACAGCTGTAAATTCAACATTGTTACCTTTTGAGGTTACTCTAAATATTTATGGTATATCATCATTGGTGGTTGGGGATACATTTCAAGTGAGTTATTTACCAAAAAGATACAGAGATTTAAGTTTTTTTCAAATAACAGGAATATCACATAACATTGAAAATACAGGTTGGACTACTGAAATATCATCAAAAATGAGAATGAAATCAAATAAAAAGAATGATCAAACATTCACTAAAAATATAATTACAAAACCTTCACAATCTAAACCGGTTATGATAGCAGAAAAAACAATGAAATTTAATGGACAAATATCTCATAGAAAAATTGAAAGACTTGGGTTTAAGAACTTTAAAGATTTTGTAATAGTTGATAGAAACTTCATTCAACAAGACAATACGGCTTTTAAGAATGGTGATATTTTTAAATTTACTTGGGGTGGTGGTAATTCATCATTTCAAATAACTAGACCTGTTATAGCTATGGGACCATATGGTATTACTCCTGACTGGCCAATAGCTAATAGTATTTGGAGTACTATTTTAGAAAACAAACCTAAACTTGAAAAAGATAACCCTAATTTAGAAATAATGACATTTGGTGATGGTCCCCCACCAACATCTAATCCTGTTAGTCAAGGAAGTCTAACACAACCACCACCTGTTAGTACAGGATACGTTGGAACATTAAATGGATACGGAGCATTACGAAATCTGGATGATGAAGAGGCTGACTTACTATGGCAGATAGTAAAAGCTGCAAGCAGAACTGGGGGGAATGTACAACTGGTAACAGATATATATTATTGGACTTACACATTACAAACTAGATTGATTAAAGGTGAGAGTTATTATATGTACACCAGTGAAGGATATACAGAAGTTGTAATTGTTCCAGCTAGCACTAATGATACTATTTTACATTCAACTTTACCTTCTTTATTTCCTGTTACAGGACATCCATTTCTTCAAATTGAAGGTGTAAATCAAATGGTAAAAAGTTTTGATGACATGAAAATATTACTTGATAAGATACAAAATCCTCCACCTGATCCTTTTAATTAAGAATAATTAAATATAAAAAAACGTTTGTTTTATTCATAAAAGTGTTATATATTGAGATACGATGTATTGTGTTATTCCAATATTTAAAGAACCATTCTTACATCCATTGCACAAAGATAATGGATTATCAGCTCTGTGGGTTAAGCCCAAAGACGATAAATCATTTTTTATAATACAGAAACATCATGATTCTGATGAGGTTTTAGAAGATTTTAAGTGGTTAAATGAACACTCAATTATCACACCTGATAAAAAAATATTAAATCACTTTTATGAATTTGATAGGGTTACGGATATTAATTACTTGTATTGGGATGAAATGGGTAAACCATTTGAAAAACATATAACTAATAATGCAGTAGATTTCTTGAGTAATAAGTTCTACAATGTAAAAAAACTTAACGAAATCATACCATTATCGAAACACAGTGAGTATTGTAATGACATTGTAAATTCAATGGACAACTTAATTGTTGATTCGAGTGATGAATATATGAATGATGTTGTAAAGGCATTCACATCAATTGAACGAAATGGTATCAAGGTATCTAGTGATATATGTGATATATTCGACATCAGAGTAAAGAAACATATATCAAATGGTAAATTGTATTCACAATATAATTTATGGACAACGACAGGTCGTCCAAGTAATTCATTTGGAAGTGTAAACTTTGCAGCTCTACCACCTGAAAAAAGAAAAGGATTTATAGCTGAAAATGATTATTTGGTTGAATTTGACTTTGACGCATATCACTTGAGGTTAATAGCCGACTTGGTTGATTATAATTTTGGTAAGGATTCGGTTCATGAACATCTAGCTGAACACTACGAGTGTTCATATGAAGAATCAAAACAAAAAACATTTAGATTATTGTATGGTGGAATTGATAAAAAAACGAGAGAAAAAGTACCATTTTTTGATAAAACATATAGTTATATAAATAAAAAATGGAACGAAATAAACACTCATAATTTAGTTTATACTGATATTTATAGAAGAAAGATTATATACAATAATTATCAAGATTTAAATAGAAATAAGTTATTTAATTATTTGATACAATCTTTTGAAACGGAATCAAATATTAAGAAAATTTTATCAGTTCAAGACTATTTATTAAATAAGAACACTAAATTAGTTTTATATGGGTATGATAGTTTCTTATTTGATTTTGCTAAGCAAGATGGAGTAGAAACTTTGATAGACATAAAAAATATTTTAGAAGAAGAAAAACATTTCACTAAATCCAAAATAGGTTTAAATTATGGTGAAATGCAGGATATTACAAAGAGGTTACAATAATGAGTTTAGAAAAATTTATAGCTAAAAAATGGTCTCACCGATTAGATTCAGGAACACCAAACCCTAAAAATCCATCACATGTTGCAGAATTAAGTAAGATGTTATTAGAATGGGATATACCTTATGAAAATGTACAAGAGAGTATATCTAAACTAACAGAGGAACAAGAATTTTACGCTCGTTCTAAAAAAAGTGGAAAAATTGTTAAATATACAAACAAAGACAATTATGAGAGTGGTATTGAAGATGGTTCACATGAAAAGGTAGACCAAGATGATGCTGCTAGAGAATTTGAAAAACAAGATGGTGGTGAATCAAAACCAGAAGAAAAACCACAAACCAAAATATCAAAAAGTGGTGGCTTTGATAGTGTGGATTCTACTGATGTTGAGAGTCAACCTGTTGATTCAAAATCATCAAGTGATGATTTGAGAAATAAAGACCATCAAACTACAGATAGTCAATTAAATTTAAGTGTGGCTGATGCAAAAGCACAGGCTGAGAAAAAGGGTAAAAAGGGTGTAGGAGCCGGTACAGCAGAGTCAAGAGCTGGTGAAGCTGCAGTTCATTATACTTTACGACAATTACTTGATGGTAAAAATATACAAGATGTAAAGTCAGAGTTAATGAATGTGGCGAATGACAAGGATAAAATTTTAAATACTAAATGGGTAAATGCAGCTGTAAATACAGCTCAATGGATAAACGATGTTTATGGTGATAATATAGAAGAGGTTGTTTGGGATACTCCTGAAGGTAGAGAGTTGATTGACGCTGAGGGTCATGGAACATCTGCAGATATGTTTATCAAAACTAAAGATGGTGAAAATGTAGGAATATCTTTGAAACAAACTACCAATGTGTTTTTACTAAATGGTGGTTATGCAAAACAACATAGTATGTTAGTTGATTCTTTAAGTGAAACATTATCACCATCTGAAATAGAAGAATTTAAGAGCAAAACATCAATTGAAACTTATAAAGTAGGATTTAATAATCAATTAACAGGTATCAGAAATTTATTTTCAGGTGACGAAAATTTTAAAAATAAAGTTAATGAGCGTGTTGAATCCTATAAAAATTTATCGGATAGTGAATTTAAAAAAATATTTGATAGCACTAAATATCAAAAACATCTTGATAATGTAGAAAACATATTTTCAAAATTACCTCATGTTAAAGGTGAAGAAATGAAATTTGTAGCTAAATTAGTCAAGGACAATGATATCAGAAAATCATTTCCTAATTTGTATGATAACCTAAGAGGTGAGGAAATAAAATTAACACAATCAATACTTACCGAAGCTAATTCAAATCCAAATGTGGCTAAAGGTATAAAAAAGTTATGTTTAGATGGAATGCATGTCGAGGATATATTATTTGGTAAGAGTGACAAGTTAGATGAATTTATAACATTATATGGTAACAACCCTGCAGTTGAACTTGATAAAGGGGTATTATTAAAAATATTTGATATGCAAGATGAATATGAACAGTACATGTCTTTAGATAATGATGAAAGTATAGAAGAATTTAAACAACAGTTGATAGAAAAAATGAATGACAAAATAGTAATTGATATTAAAGATGGAGCTAGGTCTGGTGAGATAAAAATTAAACATCAAAACGGTGAGTTTCATTTATTTGGTGTGAAGGCTAGAACAAAACCTTTAGGAACATCACCTGGTTTAGAGATGAATCAAACATCATTTATGGGTAATGTTATAAAAGAGGGAACACCTGAAGTATCAGAATGGAAGTCATCAACTAAAAAAAGATTTGTAAACGCTAGAGTTAAAGAGATTATGGAAGATGTGGAAGATGCAAATGAAGAACAGAAAAGAGCTCTTCTTGAAGAAATAGAGAAACTAAAGAGTATACTATAATGAAATCACAATTATTATGTACATTTACAAGTAAAGACAACATCGATGATACAATCGATGAAATAAAAAATGCTTATGATATAGTTTTTAATAAGATATATGTTTTACAAAATGAGAATGATATTAACGAATTGATATGTACTTACAATGTCAGCACACAAGGTAGTGTAGATTTCAATTCTGTAAAGGCCACTATATCTTTGCATAGGAAAAAACACTCTAATACATTATATACTATCAACGCATTAAATGAGGTTATATCTAATTTAAATAATGGTGTGGTTGATAGTAAATTTATAGTTCCTTGGGATGAGTTTTCAAATACTTTGCTTGTAACAAATAATGATGGTTTGAATAGAATTAACACAAGAATTTTTAAGATAGTAAAAATAGATTAACGTTTTTTTAAATTTGTATATATTTATATACGAATGTAATTTTTAATAACAGGAGAAAATAGGTTATGTCAGAAGAAACAAAAAAAGCTACTGAAGAAGTTAAAGAAGCTGAAGTTGTAGAAGAAACACAATCACCTTGGTATTATTTTTATTCCGTTGGGTGTGGCTTTTGTAAAAAAGTAGATCCAATAGTTGATGAATTAAATAAAGAAGGAAACGATATATTAAAATTAGATGTATCAGATCCAGAAAATCAAAAAATAAGTCAAGAGTTAAAAAAAGAATATAAAGCTCAATGTGGTACACCATGGTTTATTAACATAGAGACCGGTAAACAAGTTTGTGGATATCGTGAAAAAGATATTTTACAAAAATGGTTAGATGGTGAAGATATTCCTGCACCACCAAGACCAAAAGGTCCTATGCCAAAAGTTCCACTAATGGGTGTTGATGGTAAAGAAGAAGCACAATGGAAAAAAGATTATAAAAAATGGGCTGAGGAAAATTCACACTTACCAAATCTACAATCCGCTGACCAGATTTTAGCTAGACCAAGACCAAAAACAGAACCTCCAAAACCTCCAATGCCTAACTCTACTGATGAACAATTAGACGCGTGGGGTAAAGAGTATGATAAGTGGTCTAAAGAAAACAAACATCTTCCAAACTTACAACCATCTAAAGTAATACTTGATAGAATGAAACAAGCTAGAAATCAACAGATGAATCCTGGTATGGGTGGTAATGTTGAACAACGCTTGACAACATTAGAACAAAAATTAGATAGGTTAATGAATCACTTAGGGGTGAAGTGAAGTTTAACTTCAAGCCAAGAGTTACAAAAGATAGAGAAGCCACCAAAGAAGAAATAGAATGTATTGAAAAAACTGAAGAGATGCTGGAGAATGAAAAAAAACTTCCTCCAGCTTCTCAGATGGTTAGAGATTTAGCTGTAACTCATTGGAAAACTTTAGGAGCATGGTTACGAGGTTCACAAACAATAACCACTCAAGAAGAAGCTCAAAGACGGTGGGAAATTTGTATAGAGTGTCCTCATTTACTATACGATGAGGTAAATCCAGATACTAATAAAAAAGATGGTAGATGCACTCATTGTGGTTGTTTTATGAATGTAAAAGTTCATTATGCAGTAGCAGATTGTCCTATCGGAAAGTGGGAAAAAAAATGCGGGTGTAATTCAGACTGTAAATGTGTGGATGGTAACTG